TGTTGCTATGTGTGGGTCCGACGTTGATATTGGGTCGTTTGGTTGGGGCAATTATATTTACGTTTTTGATAACGAACCACGTAATCGAGAAATCGTCAACCGAATCGAAAAAACCATCAATAGAGGCGATAAGGTGATTATTTGGCCAACATCCATTGAGCAAAAAGACATCAATGATATGGTGCTCGCTGGACATAACGTTATGGATGTGTTAAAATCAAATACCTACTCGGGTTTAGAAGCAAAAATTAAGTTTAACAACTGGAAGAAAATATGAGCAACGGAACAAAAGTCGTTAAAAGGAACGGTAAAACTGAACCTCTTGATTTAAATAAACTCCACGTTATGGTGGAAGAAGCGTGTAATGACCTAGCAAACGTATCTGCATCGCAGGTTGAGATGCAGTCTGGCATCCAATTTTATGACGGCATCACAACCGCAGAGATTCAAGAGATTCTGATTCGCTCTGCTTCTGACCTAATCGACCTAGAGCATCCCAACTATCAGTTCGTTGCTGCCCGTCTGCTGCTGTTTGCCCTCCGTAAGCAGTTGTTTGGACGTATCTATGAGTACCCTACTATAAAGCAGCACATAGAGCGTTGTGTAGACAGGGGCGTGTATGACTCAGAGATCCTGTCAATGTATTCTGATGAGGAATTTGATAAACTTGAGTCGTTCATTGACCATAGTCGTGATTATTTTTTCACTTATGCTGGTTTACGTCAAGTCGTTGATAAGTACCTTGTGCAGGATAGAAGCACTGGGGCACTTTATGAAACTCCACAGTTTATGTACATTTTGATTGCGGCGACTATCTTCTCAAAGTATCCAAAAGAAACACGCTTAGATTACGTTAGGAAGTACTATGATGCAATCTCAAAGCACAAAATCAACATTCCGACCCCCATCATGGCAGGAGTGCGAACACCACTTCGACAATACGCTAGTTGTGTTCTTGTTGATGTTGATGACACCCTCGATAGTATCGGTAGTAGCGACTTGGCTATTATGCGGTATGTTGCTCAAAGGGCGGGCATCGGTATCAACGCAGGTCGCATTAGGGGCATCAACGCTAAAATCAGAGGCGGAGAAGTTGCTCATACTGGGGTTATCCCATTCCTCAAGAAGTTTGAGGCAACTGTCCGATGCTGTACTCAAAATGGTATCAGAGGTGGAAGCGCGACAGTCCACTTCCCAATCTGGCACCAAGAAATAGAGGACATTCTAGTACTAAAAAATAATAAAGGAAGCGAAGATAATCGTGTTCGTAAGTTAGACTATAGTATCCAAATCTCTAAAATCTTCTATGAACGATTCATCCGCAACGAAGACATCTCACTCTTCTCTCCGCACGACGTTCCTGGTTTGTATGATGCTTTTGGGACTGATGGATTTGATGAGTTATACAATGTTTATGAACGAGATGAGTCTGTTCCAAGAAAAACTATTGGCGGTCAAGAACTATTTCTTTCACTCCTGAAAGAACGTGCTGAGACTGGTCGTATTTACATTATGAACATCGACCATTGCAACTCACACTCATCTTTTATTGATAAGATTGAGATGAGTAATCTATGCCAGGAAATCACTCTGCCTACTAAACCACTCCAACATATTGACGATACTAATGGTGAAATTGCTCTTTGCATCCTTTCTGCTATTAATGTTGGCAAAATCAGGGATAATGAGGATCTTGAAGTTCTTTGTGATCTTGCTGTTAGGAGTCTTGATGAACTCATTGATTTTCAGGGATATCCCATCAAAGCAGCAGAAATCGCCACCAGAGCACGTCGTTCACTTGGGATAGGGTTTATCGGTTTGGCACACTATCTTGCCAAGCATGGGGAGCACTATGATGATCCTGGCGCCTGGAAACTGGTGCATGATCTGACTGAGGCATTCCAGTATTATCTTATTCAGGCAACTGTTGATCTTGCAAAAGAAAAAGGTGCGTGTGAGTATTCACATAGAACCAAATATGGGCAAGGTATTCTTCCTATAGATACTTACAAGAAGGACGTTGATGAAATCGTCCCCAATGAACTAAAGTATGATTGGGATAGCCTTAGGGAACAAATTAAGCAGTATGGGGTACGGAACTCAACATTGTCCGCACAAATGCCTTCGGAGAGCAGTTCCGTTGTGTCAAACGCAACCAATGGAATCGAACCACCTCGTGGATACTTGTCCATTAAAAAGTCGAAGAAGGGACCACTCAAGCAGATTGTTCCGCAGTATCAATCACTTAAGAACAATTATACGCTGCTGTGGGATATGCCTAGCAATCGCGGGTATATTCATATTGTTGCTGTTATGCAAAAATTCTTCGATCAAGCGATTTCTGGAAACTGGTCCTATAATCCAGAGAATTACCCAGATAATGAAGTTCCTACTTCAGTGATGGCACAGGACCTTCTGACTACATATAAGTACGGTTGGAAAACCAGTTACTATCAGAATACCCACGATATGAAGAATGATGAGGTTGAGGAAACCCATCAAACGTTAGAAAGTTTAATGTCCGAAATTCTAGAATCAGAGGAGGAAGATTGTGAGTCTTGTAAGATTTAAAACAGGTTTAGAGGATAAAAAAGTGGTCGAATCAATGACTGTTTTTAACTCTAATGAAGTAGACACCAAAAAGCAACCAATGTTTTTTGGACAACCATTAGGAATACAAAGATACGATTCTTACAAATACCCAATTTTTGAAAAACTCACAACTCAACAACTAGGATATTTTTGGAGACCTGAAGAGGTTTCTCTACAAAAAGATAGGGGAGATTACCAATCTCTTCGTCCAGAACAAAAACACATCTTTACCAGCAACCTGAAGTATCAGGTGATGTTGGACTCGGTTCAGGGTCGTGGACCTGGTATGGCATTTGCTCCATACTGCTCACTACCTGAACTGGAGGCATGTATGAAAGTATGGGAGTTTATGGAGATGATCCATTCTCGTTCATACACTTATATCATTAAGAATATTTACTCAGACCCATCTGAAGTTTTTGATACGATTCTTAAAGAAGATCGCATTATGGAACGTGCCATCAGTGTAACTGAGGCATACAATGATTTCATTAACTCCGCGCATTTTTATGATAATTCTAGTCAATGGGTCCATGCTTTGGAACAAGTACCATCAGCACTAGAAGGAAGGTATGAACTCAAACGCAAATTATTCAGAGCAGTTGCAAACGTTAATATACTTGAAGGTATTCGCTTTTACGTCAGTTTCGCTTGCAGTTTTGCATTTGGCGAACTCAAACTTATGGAAGGAAGTGCAAAGATCATCTCATTAATTGCCCGTGATGAGAATCAGCACTTAGTCATCACTCAGAATATTCTGAACAAGTGGAAGGAAGGTGATGATCCAGAGATGGCGCAGATTTGTAAAGAAGAGGAGCAGTGGTTCTATAAAACTTTTGAGAACGCTGTGAATCAAGAAAAACACTGGGCAGAATATCTTTTTAAAGACGGATCAATGATCGGTCTAAATGACAAATTGCTGCAGCAATATGTCGAATGGATTGCAAACCGTAGAATGAAAGCAATTGGACTTAAACCACTTTATGACATTCCCGCAAAAAATAATCCACTTCCTTGGACAGAGCATTGGATTTCTTCCAAAGGTCTTCAAGTTGCTCCCCAAGAAACAGAAGTTGAATCCTACATCGTTGGAGGAATCAAACAAGATGTCACAAAAGACTCCTTCGCAGGATTCCAACTTTGAGTGGGATAAACAAGCACTATTAGACGCATATAGAAAGGCGGCAGAGTATGATGATTTCCTATTTGGAGATTTTGATTATGAAAAGGAATGGTTGGGAAAAACTCATGATGATGTAAGTTGAGGGTCTTTGGACCCTCTTTTTTTATAAATAAATTTATAAAGAACTAAAAAAGAAAAAATGTCTAGAATTACAGGTCGTGAAGTTGCTAATTTAATGGAGGCATACACTGCCGTTTATAGTCAGGATCTTCGTGAAGAATTAATCTTTGAGGAGTTTTTAACTGAAGAATTTATTCTCGAAGCATATCAATGTGTTGCTGATTTCTTAGTATCTGAAGGATATGTTCCTGGTTATGAAACTGCTGAACTCTTTATGTCCGAAATGGACGAAACTTGGATTGATGAAATTCTTTGTGATTATGGTCTGTATCTGAATGAAGGACCATTTGGAAACTTCGCTAATACTGTAATCGGTGGTGCTAAGAGAGCAGCAGGTGCTGTTGCTGGTGGTGTAAGAAACGTTGCTGGCGCTGCTGACAGAGGTGTTGCTGGTGCCGTTCGTGCTGGACAAGCAATTAAGGGAACCGCTCAAAGAGCAGCTGGTGCCGTTGCCAGAGGTGCTACTGCAGCAAGACAAGCAGTTGCTGGCGGTGCTGTAAGAGCAGGTACTGCCGCTGTAAAGGCAGCAACTCCTGTTGCTCAGGCAGTTAAAGGAACCGCTCAGAGAGCTGTTGCCGCTGGACAGAGTGCCTTAGGTGGAGCTGCTAGAGCAGTTCAGGGTGCTGGACAAGCAGCAGTTGGTGGCGCTGTAAGAGCTGGACAAGCAGTTGTTGGTGGTGCTGCTAGAGCAGGACAAGCGGTTACTGGTGCTGCACAAGGTGCCGCTCGTAAGATTGGAAAGGAAATTGAGATCTCAAGAAAGGTTGGTGCTGGTGAACCACTAGGTAAACCCGCTGCTGGCGCAGGTGCTGCTGCAAGAAAAGTAGGTCCTGCTGTTGGCGGTAGTGTTGCTGCCGCTAGACCTGCTGCTGCCGCTCCTGCCGCTAGACCTGCTGCTGCCGCTCCTGCCGCTAGACCTGCTGCTGCCGCTAGACCTGCTGCTGCCGCTAGACCTGCTGCTCCAGCAGCAACAACTGGTAATCCTCCTTTAAGACCACCAGCATTGCCCCCAATTACTGGAAAACCAAGTCTTAGAAGTGGCATTGACGATCTTAAGAAGATGGGAGATGCTTCACGCCAGCGTCAGGGATTAACACAAAGCTTCGATCCATTCGATGTTGTATTGGGACACCTGATAGATGAAGGTTATGCTGATACTGAACAGGCAGCACTCCAAATCATGGCAAACATGGGTGAAGAGTGGAGAAAAAATATTGTTGAAAATAGGGGAATGTCTTATAGTGGAGGAAAACCTGGAGCTTCTGGTGACGGTAGTAGACCAAAAGGTATTACAGGTGGCAAAACATACCAAATGCCAGGATGGAATGATAAAGATGATACAAAGCAAGTAAAGGGTGTCTGATAACACTTACCAAACTATTGTCCAGAGGGTCTTCGGGCCCTCTTTTTTTATAAATATTTAAAAGCACCAGAGTAGTAATTAAAATGTCTAATTTTAATATTAACGATATTTCATATATTTGTGAACATATCAATAATCAAGATCAATTTGCCCTTGATCCAGAATCTGAATATTATAATCAAGAATTGGCAGAAGCAATTGAGGATATTCTCACTACTATCTCAGTTAATATGATCAGTAATGGTCATACTGCTGAAGGTGTAATTAACTTTTTAGAGAATTCTTCTGAGCAAGATATTCTTGAGTATTATCTCAATCCCCCAGTAATTTCTGAGGATTTAGTATCTGAAGATTATATTGCACAAGAACTTGCAAGACTCGAAGAGGGTCTTGGTGCAATTGTAAGTGGACTCAAACTTCTGGGTAAGGGAGCAATGAAAGCTGCTGCTCCTATTGCTAGAACTGCTAAGGTTGCAGCTAAGAGAATGGCGGGTCCTGGAGTTAGAAAAGCGATTGGTGGTGCGGTTTCTAAAGTAAAAGATGTTGCAGGTAAAGTAGCACCAAAACTTCCTGGTATTGCAAAAGGTGCTCTTCTTGCTGGAACTGGTGTTGGAGTTGGATATCTTGGTGCAAAACTTGCTGGTGGTTCTGGGAAGAATAATAAAGAAACTCCCGCTGGCCCACAAACCGTTGCTGCTGCTGGTGGTAAAGGTGGAACAGTTTCTGTAGGTAAAGAATATGATGCTGTTTTAGGTGGTAAGAAAGGTAAAGTAACTTATTCACAATCAGGTGAGAAGTTCTTTAAGCAAACTGAGAAAAATGCTCCTAAACCCCCTGCTGCAGCCGCTCCTGCAGCACCAACAGGAACACCTAGCAGAAAAATAACGCCACAAAAACCAAAAGGAGCAACTCCAGGTCAGTTAAGTCCTGGTGGTAGAAGAGGTAATTCAGATTTGGCAGGAAAAACGTTTGCTACTGGTAAAACTAAAGGTGGAACTCCCTATGAAATGAGAACACCAACTTCTGCCGAAATGTCTGCATCCAAGGCAAAAGGTGGTGGTGAAGAAGGTGTAAAAGCTGCTGTAGAAAGATCCAATAAACCAATGGGAGGTGCAGAAGGACCTGGAAAGATTGATACTAAATCAGTTGAGGCAGATCTCAAAGCACAACAGGAAAGAGATAAAAAGAGAGCAGAAGCAGCATCTACTAAGAAAGAATCTTATGATGCTTTCGATTTAGTTCTTGAGTATCTTTTTGAGACTGATCAAGTAGAAACTCTGACTGAAGCAAGTTATGTGATGATGGAAATGGATTCAGAAGCAATCCAAGCAATTGTTGAGAGTAAAGCAGGTTTTTTGCTCGAAGAGTTTGATGCGATTGTTAACGGTCTAATTGAGGAGGGGTATGACCTCTCCGAGTACACTGAGGAGGAACTGATTGATATTTTTGTTGCAGAAAGTATTCTCCCTTCTTTAGCAAAATTAATTGTTGGTATCAATAAAGCAAGACAACTTGCTGGTCCTACTGCAAAAACAATTGGAAAGGTTGCAAAGGGTGTTGGTACAGTTGCCAAAGGAGTTGCATCTGGTGTAAGTGGCACTGCTAAACTTGCAGGTGCAGCTTTAAAGAGTGGCAGTAAAGGTGGTGCTTTAGCAAAAACCGCTGGAAAAGGTGGAGCAGTTGTTAAGTCTTCTGGAGGAGCACTTGCCAAATCTTCTGGTGGTGCCTTAGCAAAAACTGCAAAAGGTGGAGCACTTGCATCAGCAGGTGTTAAACCAATAAAGTTCCAAGATCTTGGAACTAGGGCAGCAAAAGCAGCAAAGGGTGCTGCTGGGGGCGCTGGTGGTGTTGGTGGTGCTATTGCTGCCGCAGGTAAGGTAGGTGGTAAAGGTGGTGCTATGGTTGCTTCACCAAGTAGTGCTTTAGCAAAAGGTGGTAAAGCAGGTGCATTAGTTGCTGGTGCAACTGCTACTGGTGTTGGTAAGGCTGCTAAAGGTGCTCTTGCTGCCGCTGGTAAGGGTGGACGTGGTGGAAAGGCAGGTTTACTTGCTGCAGGACTTCTGGGTGCAGGTGCTTTAGGGGCGGGAATGCTTGTTGGACGTAATAAGAAAGAATCTCCAAGAAGAAAGGAAGGACTCGTTGGGTCTCAGAATGCTAAAAAACCACTTACCGCAACAGATGCAAATATGAAAACTGCTGCCAATGTAAACAAGCAGGGTGGTATTGCCTTAGGTAAAGGTGGACTTGGTTATCTTGCTAAGAAGGGTGACAAAATGGTAATCAAACAAGCAAGAGCAGTTGGTGCTGATGATGGCATTGTCGGCAAGGCAGCACGTGCTCTTGGATTAACCAAAGCAAAAGATAAAGCGATTGAGGCACAAAGACAAGCAAAAGGTCGTAGTAATAGAGAAAAGTATCTTGCAGGTCAAGAACTAACTGACAAGAACATCACTGGATATCAAGCAAAAGGTGCTAAGAGAAAAGGTGAAGCAACAGGAACAAAAATTAAAATGGACAATAATTCATAACATCATAACATAAACTAGGGGGGGGGTTGACAAACCCCCCTTTTTATTGCTAGAATCGCTTTGCTAGGGTTAAAGATAAATAATAGCTCATAAAGACCTTTAATATGAGTTATGAAAACCCTTGGAGATTCAATGGGGAAATATTTGAGTCTTCTAATATTCAAGATTATTTTGGTTTTGTTTATCATATACACTGCGCTACAACTGGGCGTAGTTACATTGGTAGAAAATATTTCTGGTCTTTCCGCACACCGAAGGGCAAATCTAGAAAAGTTAAGGCAGAGTCCGATTGGAAAGCATATTACGGATCCTGTCCAGAACTCAAAGATGACGTTAAACTTTTGGGAAAAAATAACTTTAGTAGAACAATTCTCAGTCTCCACAGAACCAAAGGACAGTGTAACTTCGAAGAAACCAAACAGCTTTTCCTAAATAATGTGTTGACGGAGTCACTTGACTCTGGAGAACCCGCATATTATAATTCAAACATACTTGGTCGCTATATGCGAAAGGATTATTTCTATGCAAACTCTAGAGAAGACTCTGAAGCAATCTCATGATTGGGCACTTGACCGAATTCATTTTCTATGTGAAAACAAAGATTATGAAAATGCATACTCAGTTCGAATTGAGTTCTGTGAGTGGTTAGATCCCCAAATTGAAGAACATGATATTGTTTCACTAGAGTACATAGGAGAACAAGAAGATGACACTAGATCTTCATAACTTTTTTAAGTTTTATGATGATGGCAATGCGAATCATATAGCAGCAGTTCAGTGGTTGGAGGATAACCTACCTGCTCAATTTCTTGATGATGCAGAGACTGACTGGATTGGAATGTTTCGAACGAAACCACCAACTCCAGCAGTTCTTGATGTTCCATACTTTAATCAAGTAGACAACTACAGAGATGCACAAAGAACTTGCAACAGTTCCTCATGTGCTATGTGTCTTGCTTTCCTCAAGCCAGGCAGCATTAAAGGCGACGACGAATATGTTAAGAAAGTATTTGCGATTGGTGACACGACGGACCATGCCGTACAGACAAAAGTTCTGGCAGGTTATGGAGTTAAGTCACACTTTAGTTACAATCTTTCTTTTGCTGATATTGATAAAAGTCTTGACGCTGGGAAGCCAGTTGTTATTGGCATACTCCATAGGGGTTCTCTTTCTTCACCTACTGGTGGGCACATGTGTGTTGTGATTGGAAAGACTCCAGATGGTAAAGGATACTATGTCAATGATCCTTATGGATCACTTAATGATAATTACACTGGTCCTGTAACAAATGGTAAGAAGACCATTTATACAAAGGCAGTCCTGAAGCATCGTTGGTGTCCAGGAGGAAATGATGGGTGGGGAAGGATCTTCGACTGAGTTTAAGAAAAAAATTCTGGAAGAAGTGAAAAAACTCACAAATCATGGTAAACACAAAGAAGCAAGTGAATTATTCGACATATACTTTCCAAATATAGGAGGCAACAATGGCAAGAATTGATCTACACAACTTCTTCAAGTTTTACGACGAGAAGAACCCTAATCACGTTAAAGCAGTTCAGTGGTTAGAAGATAACCTACCTGTCAAGTATCTAGAAGATAATATTGATTGGGCGGAGATCTATAGGGGAAAAAAGACTAATGCTGCACCAGCACCTGCTGCTGCAGCTTCTGCTGCCAATGTAGTGGGTGGTGATGATATGCCCATGATGGGTCTAAAACTCATCAAGGAATTTGAAGGATGCCATCTCAAAGCATATCCAGATCCTCTGTCAGGTGGACTTCCAATCACTATTGGTTGGGGAACCACTCGTAAGAAGGATGGATCACCATTTAAGATGGGTGATGTGATCACTCAAGCAGAAGCAGATGAACTGTTGATTACTCAATGTAAGAACCAGTTTCTTCCATCACTTCGTAAAATTCCACACTGGAATGAAATGTCTGATGGCAAAAGAGGAGCACTTCTTTCCT